ATGTCGAAAAAGCGCGTAGCGCAGATCGCGAGCGCGTCATGACATATTATTGCGTTTACAACTCAGTCGGTCAATTTTTCGCGCGATTCACTACGTTCCGTCGAGCGTCCTTGTGGACGATTCGAAATGGGATGGAATGGACGGCGATAATAAAAAAAGAAAAGGAGATAAGAAAATGAGCATGAAAGATAAGAGGAAAATGATACAGCGCGTCGAGGATTGGATTGGTTCAGATTCAACGAGGGAGGATCTGATTGATATCATTGCACAGATCGCAATGTTTAAATACGATCCGAAATTATTGAGAGAAGATATTCTCTCTTTTAACATAAACGACTAAAAAAGGAGACAGAAAAAAATGAAAAACACGAAAGAAAACTACTACATTGCGGAATTGCAGGAGCAGCAAGGGGAATATGAGCACACTACTAAGTACCTATTTAAAACGGCAGGAGATCCGTTTGAATACGCTGAGAAGCAGGCAAAAACCTGGTATGGAGATGAAGATGCGGAAAAAGATGAATACAGCAATGGGTACTGGCAGAATGGCGAGATTCTCTCTTCCGTTGGAGAGGTGAAGAAAATATCACTCGAACATTACAACGTATTAAAAAAGTACCTTTCGGTACTATAAGAAAAGGAAAACGCAAAATGAAATACACAAGATCGGAAGCGATTGAGATTGCGCTGAAGGATTTTCCAAAAGCGCGCAGAATAGCGGTTGAAAATGCGACGATGGGGCAGGAGGATTCTCTCGCCTTTCGCATGAACTTGGCAGCGGATTGCGCTTGTTACAATTGGAACGCGCATACCATGCTCGCGATTGGATACGTCATGCGCAACTCATCCGCGAGAGGGGAGGTATTGTGCAACTAGCAGAGCCTTGGATTTTCTGCTGGGGAATTATCCTTGGCGCGTCAATGGTGGGAATCATTACCGCGCTTTTCGGAACTAAGTAGTTTCCCCTCGCCTCCCCTGGTAGCGCAGGGTAGGAGAGGTGACGCGATAGTGGCACCTAATCAAAACACAAACGAAAGGGAGAGCATGAAAAACACAAAGCAGACAAAGCAGAAAAAGAAAATCAATAAACTTGATATTAGGAAAATCGAAAAGGCATTGCGTGGGCGCCTAGAGGATAATGGCATCTCCAAAGAATGGATGAAGCGCCATCTTGTAGTTATCTAATAACTATCCCTTCCAAGTTCAAACCTTGGGAGGGATTTTTATTATCTTGACCTAGTCACAATTAAAAAGAGAATCAAAACATGAACGAATTAAGCGCAGAGGTTCGAGCCTACTTTTCCGAAATGGGCAAGAAGGGTGGGAGCGTAAAAGGCGCAAGTAAAGCGCGGACTAGGGAGCAGGCTCAACGCGCGGTCAATGCGCGGTGGGAGCGCTATAGGCTTACCAAGCAGGCAGGAGCGCTTGGAAGCGCTGAAAGCGCTACCAGCGCTAGCGCTATAAAAATTAATTTAGAAAAGCCTTCATAAGGATGCAATAGCGAAATCCAAAAATTTGGATTTTCAATTTTCAAAATCAGTTTCCAAATTTTACTATTTTGAAAAAAGTCCCATAAAGGATAGAATAGCAAAATTTATTATTTTGTAATATATTAATATATATCTACTTACCTATTGAAATACAGCATGCTCTATTGCCTAATTCAAGATTTATTAGTTTGGATTTCGCGTTTAAAGGCGATTTCTGGTGCTTTCTATGATTTATGATGCTTTTACCATCCTCATTACAAAGATCGCGTGGCGAGGCTTCTGGGTGGCAATACGTCGATTTTAAAGACTTTTTGCTTTTCATATGCCTACCAGTTCCTACACGACCAGTACCTAGCTGTCATCTTGCTTGGCTTCTCTGAATCACACTTGTGTCTAGCCCTAAAGCTACGCCTGCGGGCTGGGTTGCTCTTCTTGATTTTCATGTCTGGGTCGCCATACCGAATGGTCTTGGACTGACCATTCTGGCATGCACGCACAACAAACTTCTTTGGCCCACCAGGAGTGCGCCTAGGACTGTTACAAGGTAAGTCTTGTGTACTCATACTTCATCAACCTCCCCATCGAATATATCGCAGTCTTTTAGAGCAGCCAGGTCTTCCTGGTGCTTTGCGAAGAAAGTCGAAAGCTTTGCCATCGATAACGCTATCTCAGCCCACTCATGCTCAAAAACCTCGTAGGAACAGTTGTTTTCCATGTCATCGACCAATTGCCCTAGCTGACGAAGAACGGCATGTAGCTGGGCATTCTCGCGCTGTAGCAGGGCAATAAAGCTGCATGCCCTTTTAAGCAGATCCCTATCTCTGTGCGAAGCCACCCTTTTTCGCTTTCATTACACGATACACCCTTGGCGAGATCGTGCTTTTAGATTTAGGACGACTGATGCCAGCCTTACGGCGAGCGTTGATATTGGCATATAGACCTTGTTTCATTTCGCCCATTGTACCACACCTATCCCACCCCGCACCACGCCTTGGCAGGTGTGGGCGGTGAACCACCCCTGCCGTGTCATTTGTTTTCTGGTCCCGCCAGTTTGAAGTTTCACTACGGAACACCGCAGGTGAAGGGGGAGGGGGACGGGACTAAGGGAGTCCCCCTTCCCCCTGGTTCCTTCGTGGTTCATGGTTCTTTATATATATAGGAATGACACTAGTGTAGAAGAACCCATTTTGACACCGCGATTTGACACCTCAGAAAACTGACTGGTTCGCGGTATATAACCCATTCTCCTTCAGTATCTTGCCAGCCTGCGACATGCGTTTAACGTGTCTTTTCGCGGTTGACTCCGAAACTTGGAACTTTTCCTGCACAAATCGGAATAGATCGCATGCCGTGAACTCTCGTGAACCCATCTCTTTTAAGAGCCTTGTATCGCCCACAAGCTTCTTCTTTCCACCGCTCTGCTTCAGCTCGTCTGGGTTCAAGTTGTAGTTTACGGTGAACATCGGATACTTCCATTGAACCACGAACGGATCGACAGGCGGGAAGTTGCGAAGTGTCATCTCGCAGGTGAACGTCTTCTCGTCCTCCTCATGTGCAGTAAGTACGACCAGGCTGTCTGGATTGCGCGCGAAGACACCGCTACCGCTGAACCTATCAATAGCCTCGGCGCTTGACTTATTTCCCTTGCTGAAGTGGTGTGACAGGATGACTGACAGATTGTAGCGCGTGGCCAGATACTCGAACTCGTTCATAAGGGCGCCCATATCGCCAGCGCTGTTCTCATCGCGGTCTCCCATCAACATGTAATTTGGATCGAGGATAATCGCCTGGTACCCGCGACCTTCGATATGCTTTTCGATGATCGGGCGGATCAATGTCAAGTCGGCTGCATATCCTCGAAGCGTCCACACGTCGAAGTCGTCCACCTTGCCTTGCAACTCCTTGGCTGCGATTACGTCCGCCAGTCGAGCGCGGAACGACCACTCTTGGATCTCGAAGTTAATGAACAACACCTTCGCCTTGGTACACTTCTGGCCCCACCACGGAGTGCCAGAGTGCAGGGACAGCGCCAGGTCAATCAGACTCCAGCTCTTGAACGCCTTGCTACCTCCGCCAAGCAGTAGCTTTCCACCCTGGTGCAGGATTCCCTCGATAAGAACATCGGGTTCCTTGAGATTGTCGGTGAGTAATTCGCTGTACGTCTTAATCGGTGGCCATTGGTCCACCGACGGTTTCAATCCTAATGCAACTGCTGGTTCGATCATTTTCCCTCCTTGCAAAACCAAAGCAGGCTTTGCGTTTTGTCATCCCTCTTTGCTCCCGCCACCCTCACAGGTTGGCTCGGTTTAAATGTTGCTGGATCGCAGCCCATCGGAACCAGGAATGCTTTCAATTGTTTCTCCCATTCTGGATTAGGCATCGGGTCGAACCATCCGTGCAGACTCTTGCCAGCCGTATCGACCACAGCATAAAGTTTCATCTTAAAAAAATCGCGCATCAATTGGAAGACCGCTCCGATCTCGGCCTTCGACAACTCATCGCTCTCCACGACAAGGAACCTGCGCGTGTCCACGTTCTCGTTCGCCCTGCTAATCGTTCCAGCCTTGAACGCCGATCCAGTAATAAATTGTCCGACTGGTTCGTCCAGCTTCATCCACTCGGAAGCAGCGCGGAAGTTTTGCGGATGATTACCGCTATCCTTCACCGCCCCGATCCACACGATGTCGTCGGACTTGAACAGCGATACAAGCATCCTGTAGTCGTTGGTCGGATTATCGTCCAGCTTTGCGGGCGACTGCTCGTACATGTCGGCTGGGTCCCACTTGTAATGTGCGAGATACCTGGCGCGATTGGATTGTGCAATCACTCCGATTCGCTGGATTATGTCACTCTCAACATCGCGTTCGATGACGAGTTTCATTGGATTAGTTCCATTGGTAGACATGGGTGCGACCAGCGGTCTGTACAGCGGATCGTTGAGGATTAGCTTGCGCAATTTGTAATTCGCATCGTTGCGCATCGCCTGGCAACTTGTATGCCAGCAAAAGATGGTTGGAACCGAATCCACGAAGACCGTGGTATCGCGCACCCTGGTATTGCTTGTGTGGAACTGCTCGCCTGGGCAACGGCAGAGTCCGTGGTTTTCAGACTGCCACTCGACCCGACCGACAATCGATTCAGCTTTGGTTTGTGTTGTTATCATTTCGGCATTGTCACAATAAAAATTAAAAGCGCAACAACAATTTTAAAATATCTAAAAACGAAATAGGCGGATAAGACTTTTCGCCTCGTCCGCCTACTCCGTGATTATTTAGGTGTATTGTGAATCCAGACAATTTACATATTCTTGAATTCATAATAAATGTCAAAACAATTCCCCTTTGTTTCATGCAAGCACACACACTAAGCTCAGTCGCAGGATCTCCCTGCGCACCATTCGGGGAATTCTAGACTACTGCTTGTCCTCCTCCATCGCCTTCTTCGCTTTCTCGACGATCATTTCCGCCGTGATGTTGCGAAGCGCGTTGCACCAGTACTGCGTGCCTTTGGTCTTGTTGCTTGCATCCTTGCACTTGGATTGAGGCAACGTGCCGTGTGGCCTGCAAGGTGCGTGCGGACAAACATCTGGTGCAAAGACTGGATAGGATCTTGGATAATATTTGCAGCGATCCATCGGGTCGTATGACCCCCAAAGACTGATGCATGCCGTGTCCAGGCCAGCAGCCATGTGATTGACCGACGAGTCTGGTGCGACAACAAAGTCAGCGCCATGCACGATCGGGAACAAGGAACGCACGCTTGAGGTCGCGTTGAATAAATCCACAATGCGCGGATGATCGACGTGGAAATCGATTGATCGATCCAGACCGATGATGACCGCATGATGTTTGGGAAACTCCTCAAGCAGCGCCTGGACTGCCAGCTTGCCAAGTTGCGGTGGGTAGGTACGCGTCGGACCAGAAGACGAGACATGATATACGAAATAAGGATCTGGCAACGGCCAGCGCCCAATCTTCTTGAGTTCTTCGTAGTCTGGCTGGACAACGTATAGGTGCGGGCGCTTGTACTTTGGATCGACAAGCTTCCTTTCCCCAACCTTTGCCGATACATCCGCCACCAAGCCTTCAGCACCCATCCATGTGTAAATCCTGTCATAATGGCATCCAGGCCCTGTGCCTAGTTCGGTTCCACCAACCTTTCCAGAGAACAGATCGTCGAGCGGAACATGCGCGTCGTATGAGTCCCATGCCTCCAGGGTTGGCGGGAGTGGATAGGCATTCGCACCAAGACCAGCAAATAAGGCCATGTTGCGAGCAGGACAGTAAATGTCCACAGTCCCACCAGAGTTGTCAACCAGGTATCGCACAATTCCTGTTGCCATGATTGC